GTTGCATACATACCACTTGATTCAGTCATACGTGGTGACGGTACTGTGAATCTACGTTCTGTACGCTCACGTGCAACGTGATGTAGAAATTCTTTTTCCATTAGTGCCAACCCTTCCTCTTAAAAAATTCCCACGCCTTACAGGGCGTGCCATATCTGTTGTAAATATAATCCAACCCTCTCTCGATTTGACGTGTTGGTTGCGTAGCAGGGTCGAGCCCCAATAGTTGTGGAATGCCACCAGCGTTCCGCCCAGAAACCTTTATCGTATTGTACGCCTTAGGATTCCACGCTGATTCTTTACCCCACAATCTATTGAGACACGACCACTGTTTGCGTTGCCACTGGTACAGTTGGTCCTGTGCATATGACTTACTATCTTGAACACCCCACTCTGAGAGACTTCTCTTATTGTTAGGTTCTACTAGGTGTGGTGCAGATAGTAATGCGATTACTGATACCATTAGCAATAGTAATACGCGCTTCATAGAGTTACCCCCTGTGCTTGGCGCACCTTCTTTGCAAACGCGATACGAGCCTTGCGGTCGTATGCGCGGATGTCTGAACGTTGCGCTAGAAGGCGTTCTCCTGACAATGTACCACCCCATATTCCGTTATCCAGATTCTCATCTTTCATACCGAGTATGAGGCACTGTGCCTTTGCCTTGGCAGGGCAGGTATTGCAGATAGCTAGTGCTTGTAGTGCATCAGATAATCTACGATTACTTTCGCTCGCACTTGGCGCACCACTACCTACTTGGTCGCTTGTGTCAGAGAACCACATATCTGGATTCTCGTGACCGAAACAACTACCTTGCATAGCAACTCCTTTGCTTGTATTACAATCCGTTATCTATATCATTGGCTAGTAACCTAGCCTCGTTGATTAACTCTGTGTAATCATCTTCTTGATTGTGTTGAGACAAGGCGTTAGCGCACCGTAGTAGTGCGCCAACAACCTTATCTCCTAGTATCGCTGGCATTACCCCTCGAATACTACCTCTGTGTAGCCGTCGAGTCGGTCGAAGGTTGTGATGAGACCCTTCTTGCCTGTGAGGTGGCGATACTTGCCGTCACCGAGTGATACCCATAGTGACTTAGCCTTGAAGCGGTTCTGCGCTTCCTTAGCCTTGATGATTGTACCACGTGCGTGGTATCCGTTGTCTGATGTTACTGCCTGATAAGAAATCTCATCAGCGATTACGCGTAGTTCCTCGGCAAGACCGAGGATTGTTTCTGTTGTTGACATTGTTACCTCTCGTTAGTGGTTATCCCATATGCACTCTACATATGGAAACTTAGTTAGTCTAGCATATCCTCGAACGAACGTTGAGAATAGTATTGCTTCCACGCAGGGTGGTAGCATAAACAATCTGCGATAGTCTGCGTACAATCTAGGCACGCATCACAGTTGGGGCAGTTGAACGGGTTCTCTTCCATATCTACAATAGACTCGCACGCTAGACAGTAGGTTATGTCTGGGTTGTAGGTGTCCGTCTCCTCGTTGTACTCTATCACAACCAACTGCTTATCGGTAGCCGTCGGTGTTTGCCAATATGATTTAGCTACCGTCGGGTAAATCTTGCACGCATTGTTAGAGAACCATACGCCGTCATCCCAGTATCCTAGTTTCTCATTGACTAGATACATCTCGTACTGTGCGCTAGGGTCTACTGTAAGTACGGCAATCTTAGAACCGCTCGCCCACGACGATACCATATTCCAGATAGTACCGTTATCGAGGGCAGATACACCGCCGAACTGTGGCAGAATATCTTCTGCGAATACTCGCGTATCACTACGCTTGTCACCCTGCGGAATATCTACATCTAGTATACCATTGTGTGCGAGATAAGTCAAGTCACTACCACCGACTTGGAAGGGGTGGCAGTTAGCCTCGTTCTTTACGCCGTGTGTGGCGTATCGAGCGTGCCACATAGCGTATCCGTCTGGATATTGTTCGCGTAGTTCTAAGAACCGAGCGATAGATTTTTTATACGACATAGAACGTTCGGAGATAATCTTGCCGTCTGCTACGATAGCAAAGCCGAACCCGTGAGGGTTAGCGCAAGCACCTTTCGTAAGTTCTGCGTGTGTTGGTGTGTGATTAGGCTTACACACTACGAGTACGCACATATCTTTCCCCTTTCCTTATGCTTCCATAGTTACTGGTCGGTTAATATCTACACTTGCTAAACGTGGTAGTCTAGAGTATAGGTCGGGATATAGTCCGTTGTTCTGCTCCACATAATCAACGAACCAATCCCAACCTAACGCACCCATCTTTACATCTGAGAGGGATAGGTTGCGTGTATACTCCACGCTGGCTTGTGCCAAGTCTAAGGCGGATAGGACACCCGACTTGTTCATAGTGCCACGGAAGAACCGTAGCTCCAGCGTGTGTTGGTTCTGCGTATTAACCGCAGAATATCTCTCGGTATTGCCACGGTCTCGACCAGTCGCAACCTTGTGCGCCAGTGAGAATACGGGGCGGTCATACTCGTCGAACGTCCAGACGTCATTGAACCTAGCATATCTAGACTTGCGCCCTGCTAGTTTCATAAGAGGCTCGGCGTTCTTATAGATAAAGGTGAGCCACCTATGAGTGTGCGCACCACCATTAAACCCGTCACGGGATATGTGGATATGCAGACCACACGAGGTAGTATCCCACGCTCGCGCCTTGTATTCTGTACGCAGGTGCTCGATAGTATCCCACAACTTAGCCGATTGGTTACGGTAATGCTCGTGGGTATGGGGTTGGGTTACAATCTCGAACCCATTGAAACCGTCCTGTCCTATGCTCGCGTCCTCTTTGAGGATAGCGATATTGTCTGGCTCTAGTTGGTCGCTGGCGTACTTGCTAGCCTCGCGGTATGGGTTGAACGTATTCCTACCGCCACTATCCTTGCGTATCTGAGTTTCCAACTCGAACCCCATATAGAGTTTCTTACTAGAGAATCCGTGAAACACTAGGTCTGGCTTGCAGGAATAGTTGTGTACCGTTCCAGATGTACCGCACTTACGGCACGAACCGTCTGCTCGTCTAGGCACATCTCCCTCGCTCTCTTGTTGGCACTCACATCTATCATCATCTCTAAAGGACTCGTTGCAATCGTCGCAGTAGTAGCAGTTGTCCTCGTAGCAACTGTCGCAGTACGTAGAACCTTGCACATAAGTGCCACCTACACTATCTGAATACGTCTCACCGCAATCGTCGCAGTAGAAAGAGTTATCCTCGTAGCAACCTTGGCACCACGACTGTTCGCCGTAGTTAGAACGTACAGTGTATGAGACCACACTCTCGCTGTATCTATCGTCGCAGTTATCGCAAGTCCAACCGCAATCGCTACATAGAATCGTGTTGCCGTCATCTGCGCTTTCTGCGTCATCACTAGCCACTAGAGTTCCGCAACTCTCGCAATATAGCGTACAGTCAGGACACGCTGGCTCGCCGTCTAGTTGGCGAATCTCGTCACTATCCCAGTCAGTGCCACACATTGAGCACGTAACTTTATCTTCGTCGTTCACTTTACTACCCCCTCTCAGTTGGTGTAGTATAGAGTATAGCACCTTGCTATGCTCTTGTCAATTCCTTGTGCGATTCTAATATCGCGTCGCTAATCTTAGACCTTAACTCTTGGACTTGCAAGACTAGAGCCTTGAAGTCGTTGCGCTTGTGAGTTTCCTCTTGCGCTCTTAGGGCTTGGCGGATAATCTCCACCTCGCTAGGCGTGAGGTCTAGCAATAGATTGCTCACTTGCTCACCTCGTCGTAGTATCGGTTGCGCCAATACTTTACATCTTCTTGCAGTTTCCAGTTCGCTATCTGGGCTAGGACTAGGTATCCTGCCGTAGCAGCGAACACGAGAATTATAGCAGATTCTTGCCAGACGTCAAACACTATGCCACCTGCAATCCTCGTAGGCGTGTCTGCTTACTAGCAGGTAGCCAATCGTGCCTTGCTTGGACGAGAGCCTCGCTAAAGGCTCGTTTCTTGTCTGCGTGTTCGAGTAGCCACTCAGTGCGAGCGACCTCTAGCAACACGCGCTCGGTTGCCGTCATATCCTATCCTTTCGTTGGAGCACAGTCTACCATAGACTAGGCGAGTTGTCAAGCCGTATTACTTATCGTGTACGTTGAGGTTAGGTGCGTGAGATTCTGCGCTCGCTAGAGCCTTCACTCGTGCAATAGCCTCATCTTCTGTAAGGGTAATGGTATAGATAGGTGCAACCTTATTAGAGGTTACTCGACCGTTGCGAGGGCGTGCGCTGGTGCGCTTGCGACCCGTTGCGGTGTCGTGTAATCTCCACCCCGTCGAGCCTAGTCTACGACTAGTCACTAGTGGGCGTGTAGGTGTAACTACTATTGAACCACTTCCCCCGTAGGGGTTGAGCATATTCCTATCCTTTCACTATGTCCTGCGTTTACTTTCCTAGTATAGCATATCTTTCCATATTGTGCAACTCGTAGGGGTTAGGGCGTGTCGTGATATCCACCGGCGTCCGGCTGTTACTAGATATCTAGTCGAGACTATCTAACCCCTATTGAGTTGTACTTCTAGGGTATCAACCCCCTAGCGGTTGCCCCCGTGGGGGCTATATCGGTGACGCTCTAGGTTTCCCTAGGTCTTTCGATATGAGAGAACAATAGCACCCTTTCGGGGCATTGTCAAACCCTAACGCCTTGGGCGTGTCGGGTTTATCTCTATGTAGTTCTTGGTCTTACGGTGAGCATAATACACCCCCTAGGTGAACAAACGGTGAACGGAAGGTGAACGGGAGATGAACAGTAGATGAACAACAGGTGAACAGAATTAGGGGGTTATCGGGTCGATATGTAGATTTATCGACAATTGAGAAAGGTAGATTTATCGACAATTTATAGAC